TCTGCACCATAAATACTTGGAGAGGCACTGAGAAATGGCGCAACCATCTAATAGAACAGAATTAATTAATTACTGTAAGAGGCAGTTAGGCGCTCCTGTGCTTGAGATAAATGTGGCAGATGAACAGGTAGAAGATTTAGTTGATGATGCTGTTCAGTTTTTTCAAGAAAGACATTTTGATGGCGTATATCCTGCATTTTTTAAATACAAAATAACTCAAGGCGATATTGATAGAGGAAGAGGACGAGGCGGATCAAATCCAATTGGTATTGTAACCACAACAGCAACGACCACAATGGTTGGGACTGCTACTACTTTTTCTTATGAAGAAAATAGTAATTACTTACAAATACCACCTGCAGTAATTGGTGTGACTAAAATATTTCATTTTGATGGATCTAATAATGTTACCAATAATATGTTTAGTATTAAATACCAATTATTTTTGAATGACATTTATTACTTAGGAACAACTGAAGTATTAACTTATGCGATGGTGAAAACATATTTAGAAGATATTGATTTTTTATTAACTACGCAAAAACAAATTAGATTTAATAAAAGACAAGATAGATTATATCTTGATATAGACTGGTCATCAGTTAAAGTGGGGGATTATTTTGTCCTAGATTGTTTTTCCACATTAGATCCAAATGATTATGCACGAATTTGGAATGACTCGTTTCTTAAAAAGTATCTTACACTTTTAATTAAAAAACAGTGGGGACAAAATTTAATCAAGTTTCAGGGTGTAAAACTTCCAGGTGGGGTAGAGTTAAATGGAAGACAGATATATGACGACGCACAGAGAGAATTAGATACTTTGATGGATAAAATGTCTAATACTTATGAACTACCACCACTAGATTTTATTGGATAAAATAATATGTTAAATCCATATTTTTTACAAGGTTCATCATCAGAGCAAAATCTTGTTCAGAGTTTAATTAATGAACAACTGAGAATGTATGGCGTTGAAGTTCATTACTTACCAAGAAAATATATTACGGAAAAAACCATTATAAAAGAAGTAATTGAGTCTAAATTTGATGATGCATATCCAATAGAAGCCTATGTTGAAAATTATGATGGGTATGCAGAAAGTCCAACTTTATTATCAAAATTTGGAATACAAGCAACTAATGAAATTAATTTAATAATATCCCAGGAAAGGTTTAGCACTTATATATCACCTTTAATTAAAAATGAACAAAATATTAAATTATCTTTAAGACCAAAAGAGGGAGACTTGATTTATTTTCCTTTTGGGGATCGTTTATTTGAAATAAAATATGTAGAGCACGAAAAACCATTTTATCAATTACAAAAAAATTATGTTTATGAACTAAAATGTGAATTGTTTAGATATGAAAACGAAATCATTGATACTGGAGTTGATGAAATTGACGATCTATTGCAACCAATTGATGGATCTGACGGAGGAACCATTTTGCTTGGTTCAATACAAAGATTAACTTTAGTGGGTGTTGGAGTAACTGCTACAGCAACTGCTAGTGTTGTTAATGGTGGTATTAAATTAATTACAATCACTAATAGAGGTGGAGGATACACTAGCACTCCAAGAGTTGGAGTTGGTTCAGCACCAGCAGGAGGAATTACTGGTATTGCAACTGCGGTTATGATTGGTGGTATAGTTGTTTGCACTGATAATGTAAATCCAAGCGCACAATCTGTTCAGAGTGTTAGAATTATCAACGCTGGTGCTGGATATACACAATCTCCAGGAATTAAATTCATAGGAGGAGGTGGCAGTGGAGCAGCTGCAACATCAGTAATTGAAAACGGTATTATTGGTATTGTTACGGTAACAAGTGGTGGATCTGGGTATACAACTTCCCCAACTATCACATTTACCGGTATATCTACAGTATCTGCTGCAGCTACAGCCATTGTAAGTGCAACAGGAACAATAACGGCAGTTCATCTCTCTAATGCAGGTGCAGGATATACTCTTGCGCCAACAGTAACTATCTCAGCACCATCCTCAACTGCCACTGGCGATTTCCAGATTAATGAAGTTGTAACAGGATCAGTAAGTGGTGCTACTGCAAGAGTTAGAAATTGGAATTCGGGGACAAATATTTTAGATGTTTATAAAGTAAATGGATCATTCAAAGTCAGTGAAAATATTGTTGGATCTACATCTGGTGCTTCTCACCCATTATTATCTGCTGACACTAGCGTCCAGAGTGATGGATATGCTGATAATGATCAGATTGAATCAAACGCTGATTCTATTATTGACTTTAACGAAAGAAATCCATTTGGACAACCTTAACCTAAATAATTCTTATTAACTTATTGTTTGCAAGGGCAAAAAAATGTTTGAGTATTTTTATCACCAAATTTTACGAAAAACGGTGATTGCATTTGGAACTTTATTTAATGACATTTCAATCAAGCATACAAACTCCTCTGATATAGTCACAGATATTATTAAAGTCCCCCTTGCATACGGTCCAACGCAAAAATTTTTAGCGAGACTGGAACAATCCCCAGATCTTAGTAAATCAACTCAAATTACTTTGCCTAGAATGTCGTTTGAGTTCACTGGAATTACATATGATTCATCAAGAAAGGTTACTACAACTCAACAGTTTACCGTCGCTGATAAAACAACCAATACTGTAACAAAAAAAGCATATATGCCTGTGCCGTATAATATGCAGTTTGAATTAAGCATCATGTCAAAATTAAATGATGATGCACTACAAATTGTTGAGCAGATACTTCCTTATTTTCAACCAGCGTATAATCTAACAGTTACTCTTGTAGAATCTGGTATAAACGAAAAGAGAGATATTCCCATTGTGCTTGAAAATATTACAATGCAAGACGACTATGAGGGCAATTTTTCAACGAGAAGAGTTTTACTCTATACTTTAAGATTTTCTGCAAAGACATATCTATTTGGTCCAGTATCAACTGCTACTTCGGATATCGTTAGAACTGCAAAAATCAGTTATCTTGCTGGAACTGATACTACTAATACAACCAGAGAACTCGCATATGTTTCTACGCCTAGAGCGATTCAAAACTACACAGGAACTGTACTAACAAATCTCGCAAAAGATATTTCTATTACAGATACTATAATTAATGTTAATAGTAGTAGTGGAATTACTGCGGGAGTGTATTTAGATATTGATGATGAAGAACTTTTAGTAAAATCCATCAGTGGAAATAACATTACTGTTGAGCGTGGAAAAGATGGCACAAAAATTTCAACTCATTTAACAGGTGCCCCAGTTAAATCAATCACATCGGCAGACAATCTCTTAATTCCTGTTGGCGACGATTTTGGATTTAGTGGAAATATAACATAATTATGAAAATGTCAAAAAACTACGAAAATTTAGACAACACTTTTAATATAGAGAGCAGCATTATTTCTACTGAAAAAGAAAGTGTAAATATTGAAGTATCACCTTCAAATTTTGTTGATGATATTAAAAAAGATTATGATTATACAAGAGGAAACTTGTATAGTTTAATAGAAAAAGGACAGGAAGCAATTAATGGTATTTTGGAATTAGCACAAGAGAGTGAAATGCCAAGAGCTTATGAAGTAGCAGGACAATTAATAAAAAATGTTGCCGATGCCACTGATAAGTTAATGGATTTGCAAAAAAAAGTAAAAGAGGTTACTGATGATAGTGCAAAAGGACCAACAAATGTTACTAATGCTTTGTTTGTTGGATCCACTGCAGAATTAGCTAAACTATTGAAGCAAAACGAAAATGATAAAAAATGAACACAGAACTCAAAGAATTTTTCTCACTTATAGGCAAAGCCAAAAAAGAAAAAGAGGATGAGTTTAAGTCCCTTGTTGGAGAAATTAATATTGATTCCCTTTTTACGCAAGTCAAAGAATCAGTAAAAGAGGAAAAAGAAAAGAAAAAGAAAAAAGAAAAAGAAATTGAAAAGCAAGTTAAAGCTTTAGAATCTTGGTTGTATGCTGAACCTCTAAAAATTAAAAAAGAAGAAATTATTAAAGAGATTTCAGTTAAACAAGTAGAGTTACTATCTGATCAAATTACTGAAGAAGAACAAATAATTGAAACAACAGAGCAAGAAATTTTGCAGGTAGAGGTAGATGTAAAAAAAGAAAGCACCGTAGATAATGCTCTTAAAATTTTGGAGCAAATAAAGTCAAAAGAGGAAGTGCAGGAAAATATAAAAGATCCAGAAATTGCTAGAATAAGAAAAGAACTTGAATATTTAAAAAATCTTATAAGCACTCAGGGAGGTGGTGGTGAGGTTCGACTTGAGTTTTTAGATGATATTGATAGAAGCACTGCAAAAACAAATGACTTTTATTTGAGATATAACTCATCTTTAGATAAGTGGGTTGGAGCTGCAGTAACAAGTAGTGGTGGAGGGGGAACACAAACTTTAGATCAAACACTTGGATATGGAAATACCTCAAATATTGGAATGTCTGTTGGTGTTGTCACGGCAACATCATTTGTTGGACCTCTAACAGGTAATGCAACAGGTCTTTCAGGCACACCAAATATTAATGTTGGGTCAATTATTGCCTCCAGTGCGACAATCTCGGGCAATGTTTCCATAGGAGGAACTCTTACCTATGAAGATGTAACAAATGTAGACTCTATTGGAATTGTAACAGCTAGATCTGGTATTGAAATTGGAGCAGGTGGTGCTATTTCGTTGGTTTCTTTGGAAGCTGCGTCATCATCAACAACTACAACATCATCTACAAGTATTGATACTTTTGATATCACTAAATATCGCTCTGCTCAATATCAAATTCAAATAACAAGAGGATCACTTTATCATTTAACCACATTAAATGTTTTACATGATGGAACAGATGTTTATATCAGTGAATTTGGGACAATTAGAACTTCAGAATCTTTAGCGTCTTTTGATGCCGATATCAATTCTGGTAGTGTGAGAATTTTGGTTACTCCAACATCAAACACTTCAACAACTTTTAAAATGTCTAAAGTACTTACAAAAATCTAATGAAAACCTTTAAACAATTTCAAGAAGACTGGACTAATAAATATAAAAAGAGTATTGATTGCTCTAATCCGAAAGGATTTTCTCAGCGTGCTCATTGTGCGGGGAGAAAAAAAAGAGCAAGAGGTGAAAACACTAAGTCCAAACCAGTTGAATGACGAAAAACGGTCGTTGTCCTAAAGGGCAATATTATTGTTACACTAACAAAGAGTGTAAACCAATTCCCGCAGGATTTTTAATTGATCCAGCAGGAATGCTTGTAAAAGAAAATGGAGCATCAATTGATGAGGATGCGCGTATTCCAAAGAAACCAGGACAACCAGATAAATCTGATAAACATTCAGATCTTTATACAGATGAAGATCCGAAAGGAACAATTCACGGACTAGGGTTTAAAGATGTTCAAACTGCAAAACAGAGTGTCTCAAAAATAAGAAACTCTGGAAGATCTCATGCTCATAAAATCCAAGCAGCAATTGCTATGGAACAAAGAGCAAGAGTGGCAGGAAAAACTTCAGAGGCTGCTGTGTATAGAAAATTCATTAACTCTATGAAAAAGAAAACAAAACAAATGAATGAAGAGGGTCTTCGTGATTGGTTTGGTAAATCCAAATCAAAAGATGGTAAAGGCGGTTGGGTTAATGTTGTAACTGGTGGCACCTGTGCGAGTGATGAACCAGGCGAAGGAACTCCAAAGTGTGTCTCTTCGGCAAAAAGAGCAAGTATGACACAGGCAGAAAGATTATCCGCAGCAAGAAGAAAGAAAGCAGCAGATCCTGGACAACAACAAAAAACCGGTGCTGCAAAACCTACTTATGTTTCAACTGATTCACCTAAAAAGAAAACACGTAAAGAAGAAATAGATTTAGTAAGTTTGATTGAAAAAAATAATTGTAATCACACCAAAGAAGGTGTTAATTGTCCATGTCACGGAAAAA